CGGCGAGCTTGCCCGCGGCGGCGGCCTTCACCTCCGCCTTCACCAGACGCTCGTTCACGCGGGCCATGGCGGTCGCTTCGGCCTGCCGTGCCAGGGCGTCGGGGTCGGGCTGGTCGCCGTCGCCCGGCTTGTCCCGCTCGGCAAGCTGGGCCTCGAGGGCGCGGCGCTTCTCGCGTTCCGCCTTCAGCTTGCCTTTCATGGTGTCCAGGGCCTTCTTGCCCGGGTCACCGAGCTGGTCGGCACCGTCCGGGTCGGCGTCGCTGTCGCCGCCGGCCGGGTCGATCGCGTCGTCCGGCTCGGCGGGCTCGACCGCCGGGTCCAGGTCGTCGTCGACGGCGGGCTCAACGGCAGGGGCAGGCGTGGTCATGGTGATCTCCCATTGCGGGTGCGGGCCCACGCGTTGCGCGCGGGCGGGGGTCAGACGATGTAGCCGTGAGTGCGGAGCAGCTGGACGGCGTGCTCCCGGTTGTCCGCCAGGCGGTAGATCTCCTCCGGCATCAGCCGCGCCACAGTTGGGCGGAAGCCGCGCATGGACCGCGAGCGCGGGATCGCGCCCTCGGCCTGCAGACGGCGGAACTCCCGGCGGCGGAACTCACCGCGCACCGTGCCCTCGGTGGTGGTGACGGCCCGGCCACCCAGCACGGAAGCCGACTGCATGCCGCGGCGAGCGTTCACCAACTGGCCCAAGTCGGCGCCCGCCGCGAGGGCCTTCGCGCCGGCCTCACCGAACGTCTTCCGCCGCTGAGCCTCGGACATCTGCGCCACCAGCTGCGTCGGCGACGCGGGCCGGGGCCGGTGCTCCCGGGTGACCGGTTCCATGCCGCAGTTGCATCGCGGATGCCGCAGGAACGCCCGGTCGGTCTGGTACTCGTTCCCGGCGAGGACCAGGCAGCGCGAGCAGGCGCCGCCCTCCACCACGCGGATGTAGCCGGTCACCGACGGCCGCGCGGTCATCCCCACCGAGTCGGCGGCCCGGCCCGTATCCGCCACCGCCGTGCGGACGATGGCGTCCAGCAGAGACCTGCCGGCCACCAGCGATTGCACGATCGGCCGTCCGGCCGTGAGCAGCCGCAGCGCCGTCCACACCGGTGCCATCAGCACCCCCGGCAGGGGGCGCCCAGCGCCGTCCACGCCGGCGAAGGCCTCCGGGATCGGGCGCCCTGCGTCCGGCCGGTCCTCGTTCTCCACGCCCAGCAGGCTCGTCAGCCACGGGCCGGTCATCTGCGCGGCCGTCAGCTGCCCGGACATGACGATGGCCAGGACGTCGCCCATCAGGCCGGCCCACGACTGCACCAGGTTGTCCTGGTCCAGGCGCCGCCACACGCGGTGTGTGGCCAGCGCGGTTGCCAGGGCGAGACGCTGCCGGGCCTCCATGTGCGCGACCGCCTCCGGGGTCGGGCTCACGCCGCCGGCTCCTCACCCTCGTCGGGCTCGCCCTCCGAGCCGACGGCCCCCGGCGGCTGGTTGCCGAGGCCGGGCGGGCCGCCGCCGATCTGCCGGGTGAGCTCGGTGACCGGGTCGGCCTCCAGCTCCGCCATCCGCAACGCCATCACGTCGGCCACCTCGGTCGGCGTCAGCCCGTAGCGGAGAGCGAGCCACTCAAAGGGGAAGCCGAGCTGCTTGAGCTTCAGCAGTGCGTCCGCCAGCTGCGCATGAGAGCGCGACTCCGCGTCCTTCCACAGCACCCGTCCCGAGCGCAGGGCCTGCGCCTTGGCGTCCTCGCCGCGGGCTAGCGCGATGAGGCGGGCCATCTCCCGCAGGCCCTGCCCGGACCAGATCTGCTTCTCCTCCACCCGCTTCACCAGGCCGGTCTCAGCGGCCAGCAGCGCGCCCTCGGCGAGGTTGGCCATCTTGCCGATGAGGTAGTGCTGCGGGGTGCGGGTCTGCGCGGCGAGGTGGCCCACCGCCACCTCAATCAACCCCGTGTACATCAGCAGGTTGGCGGCCTGCCACTCGCCGATGCGGGCGTCCTTGTCGTTGAACATCATCACGCGGTCGACAGCGAACTTCTCAATGTCCACCGGCTGCGTGCCGACCTGGATGCCCTCGGAGTTCAGCTTCGGAATCATCGGGGGCTCCGCACCGAGGATGACTCGCTGCGGGAACGACGCGTAGTCGGACGCCGTGAACAGCTGCGCCCACAGCAGGTTGATGGAGTCCTGCATGGCGATCACGCCAGTGACGTCGCTGATCGGATCCCCCGACAGCGTCGGCTTGTTCGGCAACTCCACCATCGGCACCACGCCCATGGGGTTCGGCTGCGGGTTCGGCTCCTCACCGATCTCCCGCGGCCGCCACCGCTTCAGCGCCTCATCGACGTCCAGCATCTGCAGCGACTTGTCGTAGTCCTGCGCCAGTCGAGGCCGGGTGAACTTCCACACCTCATCCGGCAGGTACAGGGTGGCGAAGTCCTCGCCGCCGTCCTGCCATCGCTTCAGCGCCGCCCTGCGCAGCCGGCGCGAGCCAGGCTCGTAGGCAATGACGCACTGGGACGGGTCCTCGAACGTGACGACGGGCATGTCCGGCTCGCGTGGGTTGCCCCACACCAGCACGAACGACCGGGCATTGACGACCGAGCCGAGGAACCCCAGCTGGCTGTCGGCGTCCAGGCCGTTGACCTGCCAGACCTCCCACAGCTCCCTGTCGGCTTCGGTCTCTCCGGACGCCTGGAACCCAGTCACGGTCATGCGCTCCACGGGGGAGTCGCCGACCACCTGCGTCCAGTTGTCGGAGAAGTCCCGGTAGCGGTCGCCGTGAAACTCGGCGAACTTCTCCGAGGCGAACCTCAGCGCGTGCTTGCCTCTGTAGTAGTCGTTGTGACGGTTGATCTCCGGACCGCGCCGGATCAGCTCAGCTTCCAGCAGCTGCACCAGGTAGAGGGCTTGGTCGATCGTTGCCACCGAGGGCCCCCTTCAGGCGCCGTAGTAGAGGGACTGCCGCTTCTCTGCCAGGCCCGCTTTGATGACGTCCCCCAGCGCCTCGTGCGCGAGGACGCTCGGGATCGTGGCGTCGATCTTCTGGGCCGGGCTTGCCTTGCGGAGCACGTAGCGGTCCATCGGTCGCGCGGCCGCGCGCGTGTTGGCGATGTGGTCCGCCGTGATCGGGCAGTCGTCGTGCGAGAACGCCGCGCCCTCGCTGTTGCGCTTCAGGACGTCCGTCTTCAGCCGCTCGCACGCCGCGTGCATTGCCACGATGCGGCGGGTGTGCCAGCGGATCACGCGCTCCTCGCCGTACAGATCGACCCACTCGTCCAGCTCGGTCATCCAGAAGGGAGGGTCTGCGTACAGCCGGACCACGTCGTAGCGCGCCATCAGCTGGGACATCGCCGCGCGCACCTCCGCGCGCGGGACCTGCCCCCCGTAGTCGGCGGGGTTCCAGATGGTCGGCTCGTCGTTCTCCCCGTAGACCGGGGTGAACTGGTAGCCGTCCATCGTCTCCGCACGGATCGCCGTCCAGTCGTCGACGTCCGAGCCGTCGAAGCCGAGGACGATCCGCGTCATCGGCCGGATCCGCCGGGGCGCCGCCTTGGCCGCCCACTTCGCCGGGTCCAGCCAGGCCGCCGACCCGGACACGCACCGGTTGCCGAAGAACCGTTCGGCCTGCGCCGGGTCCTTCTCCATGATCTCGGCGGCCTCCGCCTCGATCGCGTCCAGGTCGACGTGATCGGACCCGGCGTACACCACGGCGTGGATCTTCCGGCGGTCCCGCTTGCTGCCGTAGGACAGCGTCTTCGGCGCCTGCGGGTGGTACTTGAAGATGTCCCGCGACTTCGACTCGGACGTCGTCTGCGCCACCGAACTCTCCGACGGATCCCACCCGTTCGTCGTCTCCATCGACCGGCCACCCATGCCGGCCAGACCACGCCGCTGCGTCTCCGCCACCCGACGCAGCTTGTTCGCCGTGGTCCACAGTCCCGTCTCGTCCTGGTTGGCGAACGTGATCGGGTTGCCCAGCCGGGACATCGCCGACGACGTCACCGTGTCGATGCGGCCCTGGTCGCCGACCCGGGTGAACTCCTCGCCGACCCGCATGAACTCGCTGAGCGGGCCCAGCTTGACCATGTTCCGTAGCGGCCGGTAGACGTTGTCGACCTGGTCCTCCGCGGTGGCCACCAGCTGAATCAGCGGGGTCGGCCATGGGGTCCCCATTGGCTCGCCCGGCTCGTAGACGTACCACCAGCCGCAGCCGCAGCCGTGGTCCGAGCAGCGGTACAGCTCGCCCCCGCGCGCCCAGCCGTTGAAGACGACCGGGCCCGCAGCTTCGGCCAGGGTGATGGTCGCCGACCACGGGCCCTTACCGGTCTTCTGCGGCGCCACGATCTGGCTACGGCGGTAGTGGAACGCCGGCGCCAGCTGCCCCACGCGCGCGCCCGGGCGGACGCGGTAGTGGTTGACCGTGCACCACAACTGCCACGGGTACAGCTCGAGGTCCTCGCCCTGCCGGAAGCCGTCCGGCACCGGGCAGTGCGCTTCGATCCAGTCCGGGACGACCCACAGGGTGGGGAAGTCGACGACGAACTCGGGCCCGGCGTCAGGCCCCTTCGCCACTGGGCACGACC